TATTCTCAACTGGTCTTGCAAGACGCATGTGAGGAGTAAATAATCCATTTTCACCAGCAGTTAACGAACCAAAAGTTCTGTCAGTGCCTGTTGTGAAATTTTTTACAGCAGTTCTAAATTTATTAAAACTAAATTTTAAAGCCATTTTTATTTATTTTAAAGTTATTTACTAAGGTATTCATGCGCATAGGCTGTCTATTCACAAATACCAATTAATTATTAAGAGTGAGTTATAGTGTCAACTTCCTCAATACCATCTACTCCGTAGATAGAATTTTGGTCGTCAGCTAGAACAATCACACCTCTTCCTGATAACACAAGTCGTCCAATTTCACGACATACTGATTCAGCTTTTCCTGAAGTAACTCCTAAAGTAATTGCTTTAGCAGCACCAGCAGCGTCTGCAAAATCAACCACAACAGTTGTAGCATCTGTATTTCTAATTGCATTTACTCTATCAGAATCTACTGCTATTGAATCAGTTGAACCATCACTTGCGTATAAAAAACATCTATTTGCCATATCTATATATATTTTAAAGGGTTAATATTATGCTACACTCAATATACCGCAAGATAATGGATTTCTTACGATGATTCCAGACTCAGAAAGCAAGTGTGCTTCGAATTTGTCATCAGCGTTAGCAGCCATCATTGACTTTTGGTCATATGGGTTAATCATTCCAGCAATATACTTTTTGATAAAGCTTCTATTGACGTTTCCAGCTCCTTTAGTGATTAATTCTATATTAGAAACACCACTAGTTCTTCCGAAGTCTAGGAATACCATTTTACCTGATTCTTTCAATCTTGTATCACCAAAAGAGTTTAATCCTCCTCCTTGTGAGTGTAAATTGAAATCATCAAATACTGGACAGTAAGCCATAGTTAGCTTATTACCCATAGCAGTGTAAGATACAAAGTTTGCACCTAAATCTACATCACCGCTTACACCTGACATTGAACCACCAGTAAAACTTCCAGCTGGAGCAATAATTAAATCTTTCATCGCTCTGTGGAATGCTAATCTTCCCTCAGTTCCAGTCATTACTACATATTCATTACCTTCTGCGTTTGTTGCATTAAGTGATAATTTTGCTAAAAACTCAGTAATAATGTCTTCTGTTAAGTTACCCATTGTATAAGTAGCTTGGTTTGAAGAATCGATTTGAGCTAATAGACCATCACCTGTTACAATAGAAGAAGCCTGACCTCCAGACTCACCTAAAGAAGATGTTGAGTATGCATTTGGTCTTTGGATAGTTGAGTCAGTTACAGAAGTTCTACCATACCATCTTTGTAGTTCTTGCTGATACATGTACTCGTCCATCATCATTTGTTCTTTTGTAAAGTACCAAACTCTTTGTCCATTGTTTTCAATCCATGTTACATCTGTAATGTCTTTTCCTGTTACAGAACATTTCTTACGCATTGTAGTAAGATAGTTAACATGTGTTGATGGATAAACATAGTTTTCACCTACATCTGAACCATTTGACCCATTAGGGAAAGCTGA